CGCACGGTCGACCAGGACATCGGCACGACCGTGTCCGCGAAGACCGACCAGAACACCTACGCGATCACCGACGGCAGCGGCAGCCGGCAGGCGGACCTCGTCTATGCGGCCAACCGCACCATCGCCGCAAACACGCTCGAAGAGATCGACCTGCGGGCAATCACGCAGACCACGCTCGGCGTCACCGTGAACTACGACTTCCGCCAGCTGCGGCTGGTGCGCGTGGTCAACAACGAGACGACAAGCGGTCGCAAGATCCGCGTCGGCTGCGACCCGGGCCGGCCGAGCGTCGCCTACGCGTCCGAGATCGGGCCGGGCTCGGAGTGGTTCACGATCAATCACGTCAACGCCTGGCCGGTCACGTCGACCAACCAGCTCATGTACATCGCCAACCCCAACGCCGCGGCGGTGAGCTACTCGCTGTATTTGGTCGGCACCTCCGTGGCACCCACCTGATGCCTCCCGTCCTCACCATCACCGGCCAACTGCGGCTCGCGGCGTCATGGGTCGACGACCTGACGCTGACGACCGTCACCGACTCCGCGTCTGTGTTGCAGACGCTGTCGCTCGCCAACGGCACCGGCGCCGGCCAGGTCAACGGCTACTGGCGGGACGTGCGCACCGTCGGCATCTCGGCCACCGACACCATCAACACGACGGCGCTGCCGCTGTCGGTCTTCGGTACGGCCGGCACGCTCAATCTGGCGAGCGTCAAGCTGATCTACGTCCGCAACCAGTCGGCGACGGTCACGCTGACCTACGACATCGCCGGCACCAACTGCGGGCTGCCGCCGGGTGCGGTGTTTCTGTGGACCGCCGGCACGGCGCCGACCAACAAGTGGTTCGACAGCGGCAACATCGTGATCGAAGGCGGATCGGCGTCCGCCACGTACGAGATCGTCCTGGCGGGAGTGAAGGCATGATCTCCGACGCACCGGTGATGGCCGCAGGCGGCGAGGCCACGCTGATGGCGCAGGTCGCCGCGTTCCTCGAGGTCGCCAAGGCCAAGGCCGCCGGCGGCATCACGTGGGCCGAGTTTGGCGAGCTGCTGATTGCTCTCCTGCGGCTGTCCGTCGAGACGCTCGACGCCGTGCTCGGCATGAGCGGTGCCCAGAAAAAGGCGCTAGTGCTCGAGGCCGTTGCCGCGCTCTTTGACCAGCTCGCGGACAAGGCAGTCCCGGTCGTCGTCTGGCCGGTCTGGATTCTCGCCCGACCCGCCATCCGGGCGCTCGTGCTGGCGATCGCCAGCGGTGCCATCGAGATCGTCCTGCCGCTCACGAGGGCCGCTGAATGATGCCGCTCCTGCTCGTCGCCGTGGCCGCCGTGGCGCTCGCCTGGCCGTGGATTCAGGCCCACTACCACGAGTGGCGGTGGCCGCAGCTCGACAGCCGCCACCTGGCCGCAGCCGCGCTCGTCGCGGCAGCCGCGTGGTCGTACGTGGCCAGCTTGCCGGCCACGCCAGCGCCGGCTCCTGCCCCGGACCCGGCGTCGTTCACGCTGCGCGGCAAGTTCGTCGGGCCGGATGCCGCCCGGGATGCGGCGCTGGTCGCCGCCCTGTGCACCGAGCTGGCCAACGAGATCGAGTGGGACTCGAGCCAGCCCGAGCCGCTCATCCGCACCGGCGTGGCGTTCGACGAGTTGCGGGTCCGCAGCCGCGTCCTCCTGTGCCGTGGCGAGTCGCTGGGGGCCAAGCACCCGCTCGCGCGTCAGGCGATCGAGGACTACCTCAACACCGTCGCAGGCACCGCAGGAGGCCCGCTCACGCCCGAGCAGAAGGCCAAGTGGGTGGCGGCATACCGTGAGGTCGCCCGGGCAGCGGAGGCCGCCAGGTGAGCGCTCCCAAGCATCCGTGGCGCCTCGTGGCGGCTGCGGCACTGGTCGTCTGGCTCGTGCTCTCATTCTGGTGGGCGGCCGGCGAGGTGCGGCAGCCGGCGATCCTGACCGGCTACGTGCCGGACCCCGAGGGCGTCGCCCGGTTCCTCGAGGAGCTGCCCGAGCCCTACTTCGCCCAGGCCGGCGCGGACGCCATGCGTCAGGCCGTGCCGGTCGACACGTTTCTCTACCGGCAGATGGACCGAGCGCACCGCGCCCGGTACGGCACGCCGTTCGTCGTAGGCCGCCAGGGCATTGGCGACTGCGTGTCGTGGGGCGCGATGCACGCGGTCTATTGCGCCGAGGCCGTGGACTGGGCGACGGGCAAGCTGGCCGAGCCGCCCAAGATGCCGGCGAGCGAGGCGATCTACGGCGGTGCCCGGGTTGAGGCTCGCGGCCGGGACGGCTCCGGGCGGTCGCCGGTTGGCGGGTGGAGCGACGGTGCCACCGGATGGGGAGCGGCCCGCTGGCTGCGTGACTGGGGCGTCGTGTACCGCGAGGACGTGCTAGGGCACGACCTGCGGACGTACGACAAGGCCCGCGCCAAGGCGTGGGGCGCATACGGCTGCGGCGGCCAGGGCGACGACGGCAAGCTCGACGCGCGTGCCAAGCGGCATCCGTGCCGGCACGTCGTGGCGGTCAAGACATGGGACGAGCTGGTAGCAGCGGTGACCTCGGGCTACCCGGTGACCATCGCCAGCTCGGTCGGCTTCAACAGCGGCAACCGCGACGCCGACGGCTTCTGTGCCGCGTCCGGCACGTGGATGCACCAGATGGCCGTCATCGGCGTGAGGTTCGGCAACCGCACGGGTGGCCTCGTCTGCAACTCATGGGGAAACTACGTGGGCGGCGGCAAGTTCCCGCCGGACCAGCCAGACGGCACATTCTGGGCCGAAAAGTCGGCCATCCAGCGAATCCTTGCACAGGGCGACAGCTACGCCATCGGTGGCGTGGACGGGTTTGCGTACCGCGAGATTCACAACGGCGACTGGCTGCAGCCGCCACCGGAGGAGCAATGACGGACAGGCATCGCATGGTGGCCATGGTCGTGATCGCGGTGGCCGTCGGTTGGTACGCCGGCTCCGGTGCGTCCCGCGATCCCAAGCCGCTCGACGACCGCCCAGTGCTGCGGTGGATCGCTCGGGCCGCCAAGTCGCTCTTGTGGGTGGCCGTGTTCGTCGAGGAGCCGCCCGCCGAGCAGCACGCCGAGATCCGCTCGCACATCGGCTCCGACGGATACGTGGCGGTCGATCACGGACGAGGGTGGTGACATGTGGCGCTGGATCGTCTGGTTCCTCACGTGGCTGTCCGCAGACCCAGCCGACATCGGCCGCGAGTCGGCACGGGCAGCCGCGTCGATCGCTGCGGCACGCGCCACGATGGTCACGTCGCCCGATGTGCCGCCCGACCCGGCTCCCCCGGACGGCACGTGCTGCATCGACTGCGGCGGCACCGGCGTGATCGTGCACGGCGACGGGCACAAGACGCCATGCCCGTGCCCGGCCTCGTGTGCGTGCAAGCGGCCACGAGCGCCGATGCCTGCGGCGTCGCCCACGCCTGGCAAGCCGGCCACGCCATGATGCTGGAGGCTCCCGTGGGCGACGTCGCCGGCATGGACCTGACCTGGCTGCGGGCGGAGGTACGGCACCGCGTCGGCGGCCCTGCCCTGCAGCTGCCCGACGAGGTGGCCGCGATCGTCGACGCCACGCTCGTGCACTGGCCCGAGCGCCACATGGCGGACCTGGCCAGGCGGGCGGAGGCGGCCGGCGCCGGCCGCGAGGCGCTAGATGCCATCGGCGTCATCTCCGCCAAGGTCCGCGAGGTGCTCGAGCTGCGGTGCGAGACCGAGGAGCAGGGTGAGGCCGTCAACCTGATCGTGCTGGCCTGCGTCGTCGAGGTGGCGAACCTGTGGTTTGCAAGCACCGAGCACCGGATCGGCATCCGCCGGCTGGCGTTCCAGGTGAGGACGCGGGCGGCATGAGCAGCTCCACCGACGCCAAGGGCCGATTCACCGGCAAAGGCGGACGGTGTCAGTCTGTGGTCGGCCTGGACGAATGGAAGGCCATGTCTGACGGCGAGCAATCGGCAGTGGTCGCCGCAATTGCCAGCCGCGCCAAACAGTCTGGGTTCCCGCACTTCAACTTGACGCGCGCAGACAGGCTGTGCCGATTCGACGAGCTGACCGCGTACGATCGTCGTCGGCTGATTCGCGAAACCGTGATTGGCACGACCGCACACGGCCTCGGCATCTGCTGGCACTATCACCCGCACCACTGGGGCGTAAAGTGCGGCACCAACCGGCCGCCCATCGATGTATGGGATGACGAGGCTAGGCTGCAATCCGCAATCCGAAAACAGATACCGCACTGCCACCGCACAGGCGGCTATAGCGTCGACAGCGACGGCCCGTACATGTCCGCCGGCGACTTGCGCAAGGCGATCAGCCGAGCCACGGGAGTGCAGCGTGTCAGCAACTTCCGTCCGACCGCAGCGGCTGCGATCTTCGATCGGTTCTGCCGTGTAGCGTGCTGGGACCCATGCGGAGGCTGGGGCGGCCGCATGCTTGGTGCCATCGCAAGCGCGGCTGTCGAACGCTACGTATGCTGCGAGCCGTCGACGCAGACTGCGCGCGGCCTGAAAGAGCTGGCGAGGGATTTTGCACACCTGACCAGTACGGACTGCGTCGTGCACAAGAAGTGCGCCGAAGACCACGAGCCTGACCGGCGGTCATTCGATCTTGTGTTCACGTCACCGCCGTACGGCCGCACCGAGGTGTATGCCGACGAGCCGACGCAATCGTGCCATCGGTACCCGATCGTCGCGGCGTGGACGGAAGGTTTTTTGCGTCCGCTGATACAACGAGCCGCCTACGCGCTGGTTCGTCGCGGGTGGCTCATCCTCAACGTCGCCAACACGCGACAGCACCCTAGCCTCGTCGCAGACGTCGAGCGCATAGCAGCGGAAGAAAGTTTTGAGCAGCACCCCGGCCTGATGCTGGCGCTGTCAAACGTTCAGTCCGGCGGACTTAAGACCGAGCCCGTGCTGGTGTTCCGTTTGCGGTGACCCCTGCCTGACGCAACGTCCACAAGATCGCCGCGACCTGCTTGCCGACGACCTCGAGCTTCGTCGAGTCGAAGGAGCCATCGCCCTGCATGACGGCAGCTCGCTCCAGGCTGTCGTAGCTCTCGGGCGTTTCGCAGCCCAGCAGTTCAGCCGCGACGCATTCTCGCACGACGGCGTCCGCCGACCGGTACATCTCCAACGCGTCCACGATCCGCGCCTGCGGCGTGTTGATGACATCTGCCCACATGTCCTTGTCCTCCTAGAAAGCCTGACCGGCTGCCAAAATCCTGAACACCAGCAACACCAACTCTACCCACACTTGGATCGACATGGTGGCCCTCCATAGCCTTGGTTGTCAAGTGACAATCTGCTCATCGGCCGTTGTCACGTGACAACTTGAGGGCGTCGGCTCGGTGCACGAACAGCAGGCCGTCGATCACGACCGACCGCACCTTCCCGTCCTCGGCCAGCCGCCGCATCCACTGCCGCGACACGCCGGCCAGCTCGGCGGCGTGGGTGCAGGTCACGTAGTCGTCGGTGTCGATCCGCATGGCGGCAGTCTGGCCTTGGCCGGCACGACCCGCAAGGATGGACGCAGGGGATCGCAACTCCGGACCCGTCCGGGGACGCTACTGGCTCACGCAGTGCGAGCCGGCGGCTCGTGGTCATCAGGCTTGAATATTCGCGGCATGGCCTGCCACGCCTTGGGGCGATGAGCATCGACCACGCGAGGATCTAGGTAGCTACGCCGAGTGATGCGGTCGGACGAGTGGCCGAGAAATGCCGTGGCGTCGAAGCCGGCCGCTGCGAGATGCGACGCCGTCGACCGACGCAGAGCGTGGAACTGAACGTCGCGTCCGTCGCCAAGGCCGGCGCGCCTCGTGATGGTCTTCCAGCGTTTTCGCAGGGCCGTCCCGCTGGCGACCCACCAGAACACCGTCGGACCGTTGTGAGCCGCCACGCGGTCGACCAGGTCGCAGGCCTCGGGCGACAGCTCGTAGACACGTTCCTGGCGTCCGCCTTTCCGGACGTGGGCCGGCACGGTGAGCGTCGGCCGTCGCCAGCACATGCGGGGCGTCGACAGGATCGCGTTTATGCGCTCGCCGGTTTCCAGTGCCACAGCGACGAGCGCCGGGAAGAAAACCGCCGCCGGCACAGGCCCGACCCAGCCGCTCGAATGCCGTGCGGCGTCGGCGAGCCTGGCCAGCTCGTCCGTCGTGAACGCTCGCGGCATCGCCTGCGGCACCAGCTCGGGCGCGACCGACGGCCGAAGCTTCACGAGGCCGCGGCCTTGGGCGAGGTTCCACAGGGCCAAGAGCCCTGACCGCTCGCGGGCCACGCTGTTGGGCGAAAGCCGCTGGCCGCGCACTGCGAGGAACTGGCTGACGGTCAGGTCCTCGAGGTCGTCGAGGAGCGCGGCTCGTCCGAGCCACTTGGAAAACTGCGTGATGGCGTGCCGCAGCAGGCGGACACTTTCGCGCGACCTGCCGCGCAGGCGGAGCGGCACGTACACGGTGTCGAGAAACGCGTCGAGAGTCATGGTGCGTGATCCTCCTACTCAGGGATAGGTCACGCGTCCGGGCGGGTGTGCTCCGTCCGTGGAAGGGAGTCCGGTCGTGCGGTCTGTGCGGGTCGGCCGGTTTTGCGGGGTTTCATCCTGTCCCCGCCACTTTCAAACGTTGCAATCCCGACGGGATCGCAACCCTGTCCCCGGTAGACCCACTGCAACCATCGGGACCTACGCCAAGGAAGGCAAAGCGCTGATGGGAGTGTCCGCAAAAAAGCCGAAGCGCACCGGTCGGCCACGCACCATGTCCTACGGGCCGTTTGGGCAGCGGCTCGCCGCCAAACTGTCCGATCGCGGCTGGACGAGGAAGACGCTGGAGGAGAAGACCGGCGTCAACGAAAAGTCGATCTGGCGATGGATGGCCGGCAAGAACCGGCCAGACCCTGACGGCGTGGCCGCTATCGCCAAGGTGCTAGCGTGCTCCCCCAGCTGGCTGCTGTGGGGCAAAGCTGCCTAAAAAGGCCCTGTTCGCACATCTGAGATAAGTCCTCTTGACGACTTATCTCACTTCTGCGATTCGTATCCCCCGTCACGCCACGACGGCGTGCGGCGGAGGGATACGCCAATGCCGACCGGTGTTGCCGATGGGCCGCGGATTCGCGCACGTCACGGATACGCAGCTCCTCGAGTGGGCGGCGGATATGCCCTTGGAGCGCATCGCCGCAATCACGGCGTCGACTACCTCGTTGATCTTGCGCCGGCTACGGGCGCTCGGCTGGACGGACCCTCGGCCAGGACCAACGGACCCGGACGAGGCGACCATACGCCAGCGGTCGTTGGAAGTGCAGTCGCGCTGGTCCGAGCAGGAGCGACGCAGGAGAGCCGGGCTGCGGCGAGCGAACGTAACCGTCGTACGCGCATCCGATCTCGGGCTTGCCAGCTTCTGGTGAGGTGGCTGCACCGCGTCGCTCGCTGCCACGCGCATCTGTGCGCCATTGTGCGGCTGTACGGCGATCCATCGAAGGCCGGCGGACAGTCAAACGCCGGCGAGACGTACCAGGCCCGCGCGGCTCGCGGCGACCGGACGCTGCTCTACGACGCGCTGACGGTGACGATCGACGAGCTGATCGAGGTCCGCGACGAGATCGGCGCGACCATGGACGCGGCCGAGCCGACGACGGCCGCGCCGGGCACGCAAGACAAGGTCGAGGAGATGTGTCGCCGCGCCGAGCGTG